TCTTTTGATGGACTAAATTGCTCTTCAATACCTAACCTTAAAGCCGTATTGCTTTTTAACATTTCTGCTAATGAAAAACTATTACTAAGTTTCATAGATTTTTGTTAAGCTGCTTCAAATACCCTTTTATCTCACCTATATCGGCTGCAATATTTTTAATATCATCCTCAACTTCACTAATCTTATTCTCAAGCTTTGTATAATTCTCTTTAACATCCTCCTTGATGGCCTGAACATCCTTCTCTAACTGCACAATTAACAATGTATTTTTTTCTGTTTTACTATTAAATCTAATAAAAGCAGTCAAAAGCCCAATAAACAAAGCTATAAATTGTAATAAATTATCTACGGTTAGTAAATCCATGCCTTAAAAAAAAATATTTCTGGTTAAAAAACTTAATTTAAGGCGGTTATGATAAATTTTAATCATTTTATAAATATATCAAATTAAAATTACTTTTAAAATTTGTAATTAAAATCTAAAATATTTAGAGAGTTTTCAAATAATTATAAACCTCTTTAAGCTTGTCTGTTGAATCTCCTGACTTCTTTTTTATAAATTTATTTTTTAACCTCAATACAAAACCTCCTAACCTAACTCCAATATAATTCCTACCAGCCTTGTCTTTTAAAATTTTCTGTAATTTATAAAAAACATAATCGTCAATCTTATTACCTCCATAAACCCTATACCCCCAATCATGCAAAAATACATCTATGCTAGGGTGAGTTTTATCTTGAATAAAAGTAGCACCATCATAACCTCTTTCTCTCCAGAACTTACTATCCCATGCCTCATTAAAAACTGGCATTAAAAAACCTAGATTATAGGTGTTAATTTGCCTTAATAAAGCGGTTTTAATCTCTTCTTCTGTAAAGTATGGATATATGTTACCAAAATACATTTATTCGTCCTTTATAACCTCTTTAACAATGTTTATAGCAGTATTTAACTGGTCAATATACATTTTAGCATCATTTCCTGTTAATGCCTTTGGTAGTTCTGCTTTATATGCTAAATCTATTAATATCTTTAAGGCTTGCTCTTTGTTCATTTTAATCTTCTTTTACTAGTTCAACATTTGCCACATCTAAACCAAAAGTATCAGCTATAATCTTACGCTGTTCTTCTTTATAGGTCATTATTCCCCACGTAGGCACATCAGCAACAGGATAAGTAAAATTAATCAATCTAACACCATCTTTTTCAGCTTTAAAATAATGTTTACCATTTAAGTAATTATCCTCTGAAAAATAAACATTATACTCACATTGTAAAAGCCCTGAAGATTCAACTCCTTGAGCTGATACCACTACTTTAATAACTGGATTTGTAATTGTTTCACCAAAATCAGAAGTTATATTTCCTGTTATTTTATAATACTCTTTATTGTTAATCATCTTTATTTAATTAAACTATTTTTATTGTGCCTGAATCATTGTATAAATCACCCGTACTTAAACCGCTTGCACTAGTTGGTAAAGTAGGCATATTAATAGTACCATTCGCTTTAAACTGCATAACCTTTCTACTATTTGTTGAATCCCAAATAAAAAGGTCGTTGTCATCAAATGAACCCGAACGACCAGCATTACTATTAACTAACCACCATTGAGATGTACTTGTACCAATTTTTATTTTTGGATAATTCGTATAGTCAATTTCTGAAAAGTCTGTACCGTTTTTTGTGTGTAAATCACCACCAATTAAAGTATCACCAGCTTGAAAAGTATAGTTAGTATCTAAACTCCCTTTTGCTATGTTACCAACAGCTACCCTAGTGCCATCAAACACTCTTAAAGGTATTAACGAACCTTTTGCAATTCCAAATTCATCAGCATTAAAACTTGATGAACTGTTAGCAGAAATTAAATCCCATCTTGCACCATTTCCATTATCAATACTCCATCTAACGTGAGTATTCCAGCTAGGTATACCAATTTTTTTATTTCCATTTGTGAAATTAAAAAAGTTTGTTCCGATTTCGCAATCTGTATTTTGATTAATATGAACATCTCCATTATTCCTAAAGTCCCATAAATTATTAGGTATAGTATCACCATCATAAATTTTGAAAGCTGAAGATGTGCTTAAAGTATCAGCACCTAAAATATCAACGGTTTTATTTTTATTTACTCTTAAAGCACTTTCATATGTACCAGCTAAACCTCCTGTACTTGTTTGTATTTCAAAATCAGCACCACCGCCACCTTTTTGAGTAATTAAAAGGTTAATTCCCTTCCATACATACCCATTAAAAGCAAATTCTAAGTTGTTAGCATCTCCAACACTTTGCCCAGCATCCCCAAAAATAACAGGTGCTTTTGTTCTGATGTTCTCAATTTCTACTTGTGAACCATTTAAAAGTAATGAACCATTTGAACCGCCAGAGGTAACAGGCCATAACCTCCCTTCTCCGCTTGTTGGGTTAAAATGGAAATTTAAAACTCCATCTTTATAGGCTCCAAATGAACCGCTACCACCTACATAAACTAATTTTTTAGCCTTTTCTAGTCCAAATAAATTAAAACTACCCTCGTTAAAATCTAAAGTATCGGTTAATGTCGCTATTCTTCCCGTTCCTATTGTATCATTAGCAGTATAAATGGTATTACCACCACCACCACCGCCACCAATAGCAGCCCATGCAGAACCATCATAAATCATTAAACTATCAGCAGTCTTGTCATAGCATAAACTACTCTTTTGAGGTGTAATGCTATTCCATGCACTACCATCATACCTCACCCAATCTTGCAAAGCAACAGAACCCCAACCAGCATTAACACTACCTCCTGAAGATAGTATATAAATATCACCGCTGTTTGTAGTTGGAGGAGCTACACTACCATCAACAAAATTTAAAGCCGCTGGTAATAATAACTCATCAAGGCTTTCTAACTCCCCTTTTTCATTCTTAAAAGCATAATCCCCGTTATCAGCACCGCTAAACCATTTTGGATTATGTATATCAGCAGCCGCTGTTATATTCTTATGTAATATTGCCATATCTTAATAAAATATAATGCCCTTTTTATTTACCTGTACAGGAGTTTCACAGTCATCAAATAAAGGAAACTTTGTAGAATCATCATCTTTAGCCTCTTTAATGTACTCTATCATGTCCTTTTTCCAAAAATCAGCCTTATTAATGTAGAAATCCCTAGATTGTGAATATTCAAAATTACTAGCTTGACTAGATTGTTCTGTGTTGTTTTCCATTGCTCCTTGATTAGTCAATTGAGTATGAATCTTAGAATACACCTCATAGACTATGTAATGAGCTAACATAGGCTTTATAAACTGATTAACAATAATAGTGTTATCACCTGTTAAACTAGCTCCAGCAATTTGTGTTAAAAGCTCATCATAATACTTTACTCCTAATACAGGCTTAATATACTTTCTTTGACTAGTTAAAATGTACTTATCAAAATAAGCAGTATCAAAATAATTGTCATTTATAGCTTGACTACTAACCTCCGTAGGAGTCATCATTTCAGTATTATACGCCATCTTCTTCTATTTCATCATTAGTATCCTCTTCTTCTATATTCTGCACAGCATTTTCATTTACAAACTGCTCACCTCTACCATCTTCTAACATTTCTAAACCTAGCATCTTACGAGCTTCATTGATAGTTATAACAGCATTTAAATCAACCTTTGCACTATCTCCAACAGGGCTAACATTTAAGATACCTATTTCAATGTTACCATATTTAGTATCTCTCTTGATAATACTGTTTAAAGCTTTTAATAATGGCTCTTGAAAATCTGGTATAACTACGCTATTCATAAACTTATCATACTCATCTTTTATCTGTTGGTTACTTCCCAACTTTCCAGCTGTTTCAATACCAGCTAAACTAGGAGTAATCCTATGAGCAGAAATAATGGCCTTTGTACATAATTGAGATAGCTCCAAAAATTCACCATCCCTTTCTCTATCAAACTCTTTAATACTTGCAGCCTGTTCAGGAGAATCTAAAAGCTCTACTAAAAATTTATCATTGTTAGCTTCACCTGTAAACTTCTCTTTAATCTTTTCAACGTATTGCTGTGCATTCATTCCATCTGGAACCTCGCCAAACATCTGAATAAGTACACTAGGAAAAAATCCATTATCAAACTTATCAATATTGTACTTACTCATTCTGTACTCAATATCAATCCAATCTAAAGCACCTACATAATCAGGTAATCCATAAAAGTTAAACTCTGGATACTTACGCATTATGTGAATTAAATACTCCTTTTGATTTAAGCCATTTAAAAACTTTAACTCATTAACAGGATATTGAGCAGATGGAGTATTACTTAATTCTATATCTCTCCAAAAGTTTGATAAGTAAGCAATCTCGCCCGTTTTACCTTTTCTTACCGTTGTAGCATCCTCACAATATAAAGCCGTAAAATCACCGCTTTTTTTAATATGTGCATAAGCATTACCAGTAATAACATAACTTTGTATAATGTCGCTAAATACATCATATAAGCTATCTCCTTCAGGATTGACTTCCTTACACCATTCCTGAAAATCCTTCGGTAAATCCTCATAACCAACATTCTCACCATCAACTTTAAAAGTAAAGCCTTTACCCTTTATAAAAGTTATCTTTTGATTTATAATACTGCTGTGAGTACTAGACCTTCTAGCCCTTTTTGCTAAATCATTGACATAAATATTATCAGAATCTTGAAAAAATGGTATCCACTTTTGCTCAATATCTATATTAGGCCTTTTCTCCTTCTTAACTATTGGAGTAGTAATTGGGTCAGTCTTAACAGTACTAGCCTTTATACTACTTATCTTCTTTTGGCTCATCTTTTACCTTTTCGATTTTTACAATATCTTTGAATCCAGCATTGTAAAGCTTTTTTAAGTCTTTCTGACTTGTTTTATCAGTAAGGTTAATAACCCCCACTGCACCCATTATTTTTTTACCTAAATAATTAGGCTCTATAATAAATTTGCTCATATTATAAATATAATAAAATTATTGATATTGACTATTAATAAAAAAAGGGAGAACATAAGCTGCTCTCCCAAAATGTTGCAAAGCAACTATCCACCATAAACAATATTATGAACCTAAGCTGACAGTACCAGAGCTATTTGTAGTAATACTACCCACAAATTCTCTTACTAGCTGGGCTTGTTTACCAGCAAAAGTAACTGTATAACCGTTTTGTCCTTGTAACTCGGCCTCTAAAACTTCATTAGCAATAGCATCTACTGATGCATCTTTGCCCATAATTTCATCATAACCTAAAACAAAAGCTTTATTATCATTAGTTTCTTTGTTGTAAGTTTCAAAAATTACAATTAAACCACATGACTCAACATAAGAATTTATTCCTTTAGCTTTTACTTTCTCTAGTTTTGGCGAGAACACCTCTAAAGAAGTTTCATAAGAAATAGAACCATTCTCACGAGAACCCTCTGAGCTATATAACTTAGTTTCTAACTCTCCTTCAATTTCAAAAAACTTATCATCAGTAGTACTTAAAGTTACTGCTGTATAAGAATGATTGTCAGTTGAAGCTGTGAAACTTGTTACATCATCTTTATTAATAACGAATACTCTTTTTATACCGCCTCTGCGATTTTCGTCATTACAATTAATTAAAATATCTGTTGAAATTTCTGACATCTTTATAAAATTTATTAGTTAAAAAAATGCCCCCCATAAAGAGGGGCTTAATATTAAAAGTAGAAAGAAATTAACTCACCAAATACAAACTGAGCACCCATTTTATATTTAGCAATAATTTTCAATAACTCATCATCATCATCATTACTTCTAAACTTCAATTGAGAACCAGCATCAGTAACATCAGTACCTATAACTAGGTTATCATTTACTGTATATACTACCATGTTTTTACCAATGTTAGCATTAGGATTTGTAGCATCTGCTAACTGTGTATCCCATCCAGTAACTTCTATAACTGGAATACCTCTAAAAGAAAGTGATTGCCCATCTTTCAACAATTGAAGCCCTAAAGCGTTTCCTGTTCCTAACTGCTCGTAAGTAGTCATTAAGTTATCTACAATTGTAGCAGTAACTCTAAAAGACTTAGATGCGTTTGGCATTTGTCTAAGTACCTTAGTTTGGTTTTCGTAAGCAGACTTTAACAAAGTGTAAGCACCATCAGCAACTAAATCACCGTTAGTATCTTCAACATTTGCAATATCAGTCATTTCAACATACTTACCTAAAGATGCAGAGTTATCTACAAACAACTGTACAAAACCATCAAACTGATTGTAATCAGCATTTGCAGCAGTAGTAGCAGAGAACCATGCCATACGTCCATTATCATCAGCAATAGCTTCAGCAACTCTTTTACGAGCAACCTCACCTACAACTGTACTAGTTAGGTCATCAATTGCAGTTCCTGAACCGTAAAACTCTTCAAAAATTGTTCCATAAAAAGCATCTCCACACTCTTCAAGGTTTACTTTTAAGCGTGATACTTCTAAAGTTCTATCTGATACATTAGTAACTCCACCAGTAGCAGAAAAACCACAAGTAGTATACTTTCTTACAATTTTTGTAAGAGATGAGTTAAGGTACATGTTAGCCTTAACTTTAATGTTAGGAATAATTCTAATTCCTGATAAATCCGAGCTACCTTCTTGAGGTGCAAAAAGGATTTCTGTAAATTCCTGTCCTGAATAAGTACTAGAAATTGATTGTGTAATAAAATTTGCCATTTTTTAAAAATTTATTTATAAGACGATTTTAAAATGTTTAGAATAGCAGCACCTAATTCATCCACCTCTTTAACATTAGCTTCAGGATTAACAACATCCTCTTTAGCCTCTAATGGCTTTCTGGATGCTTTTGCTTTATCCAATTCTTTCTTTAATTCTGCTAACTCGCTATCCTTAGCGGTTAATTCAGCTTTAATTGACTCCATAAGCTCTGCTTTGATAGACTCAACATCAACTGCATCTTGTGGCTCTTCAGTTACTTCTTCATTAACTTCTTCTTCAACCTCTTCAGTAGTTTCTTCAACAGCTTCAACTTCTGGAGTTTCTTCTGTTGTTTCTTCTACTGCTTCAGCTTTAGGTGCTAACAATTCAGAAACATAAGCCTTTAGTTGGTCTAATAGACCTTCCTTTTCAGACATATTCACGTTATTTAATTGATTTACATAGTTAGAAGGTACATTGTACCCTTTTTTAGCCAACTCTTTAGGTGATGCATAAGCAGCAATAGTAAGAGCAACCTCTATACTACCTATAAAATTGTACTCCTTAGCCTCTTCAGCAGTTAGCCATGTTTCAGCCTTCATCATGTCCTGAATAGTAGATAATTCAAGACCTGTTGCATTAGCGTAGATTTTAGCAAGTTTTAAATTAATCTTATCCATTAACTGTGCTTGCTTTTCTAACTCTTCTTTATAATCTCTAATCTCATCACTATTCATGCCAGCCATACTAACAACAGGCATCCATGCATTGTGAATCATAAAGAAACTGTTTTCACTCATAACAGGTAACTCACTACCAGAAAGAGCTATGATTGTAGCAGCACTAGCAGCTAAACCTTCAATTTTTACAGATACATTATAAGAAGAGTTTTTTAAGAAGTCATAAATAGCAAGAGCATCAAAAACTGAACCACCTCCACTATTTACAGTAAGCTCTATATCTTTACTACCTGAAGCCTTAACTTCATCAATAAAGCTTTTAGCATCAATACCAAAAGAGCCTATTTCCTCATCTATTGAAATAGATAACTTATTATTTATTGAATTACTGATGTTATACCAATTCATTAAACAACAATAGCAAATTGTTTTAAAATTGATATATAATTTTTTTACACAAAAAAAGAGGGCTCCCCTAAAAACCCTCTTTGAAAATAATTACAAAACTATTTACTTATGAAGTAAAAAGCTAAGATATAAAATTATTTTTGTAATACTATCTTGATAACCATATTAACAGAAATATCATACTTAACAGATAGATTGTAATAAATATCCTTCATCATCATTAAAGGATTCTTTCTCATTATATGGTAATCATTTATAACTGCCATATTCCTAACAGCTTTTTGATTGATTAATCCAGTGCTTAATAATAACTCAGTAGCTTGTTTAATATCATTAGCTTTATTAACAACATTAAACAAAGTATCATTTAGTACATTTGCCAGTTCTCTAGCCTCTGTTTCCAAAAGTTTATTATTCTCCTTTTGCACCTTCCACATGAAATCTTAAAGTTTGGTTCAACATTCTCTTTAAATAGATCAGATAAATATTCTATGCTTTTAGAACAAGGAAACATCTTACCATGAGTTTTAATAATAGCCTCTTTTATACTTAACCTTTCTTGTTGGTCTAAGTTTTCTAAGTTTTTATTTACATCAAAATCTACCATTTTCCCTTTGGGCATTTTTCATCCTCCCATATTGTCTTATCTATTAATGCACATTTACAAATACTGCACTGGCTTATACCTTCTTTTTCAAACCATAAAAATTTAAAGTTATCTCTTTTATCATTACAACCTTCACAAGTGTTAAGCCTTTTTAATTTCTTTTGATAACTTGCTAATTCACTACTAATATTCTTTGCCCTACCAAATAAATTTGTAAACCACATATTTTAAATATAACAATTTTAACCAAATGTAGCTTCGGATTGTATATTGTTCACTTTAGCAGCTTGTGTAATCGTATCAGTAGCATTATTAACTACCTGAATAGAACCTATCGAACTTGCAACAGCTTGACTAATTTCATTACGTAAACCAGTAATATCAACACCACTAGCACCAGCAAAACCACCATTAGCAAAGCCAAAACCTGAAAATGGTTGAGGTCTATTTGTACGCATAGATTCTAAAGCACTTACTAAACTACTACCTCTTTGAGATTCTAGTACATTCTTAGGTACTACATATTCACCCTCATGCACTACTCCAGCCTGTTTAAATCCTGAACTATCTGGAGAACCAAAACCAGAACCAGTATAACCACCATCAGCAAATGTTTGACTAGCAACTATCCCAGCTTGTACAGCAGACCTAGCAACCGCTAAACCAGTTAAAACAGCAGCTTGTGATAAACCAGCCCCACCAAAAGTAAATGCATTAGTAGGGTTAGCTGCTGCATTCATATTAATATTAGCAATTTCAGATGCTAAACTAATAGCTATCTGCCCTAGTTGAATTCTTTTATTTCTTTCAAAAGCTTTCCTTTCAATTGCCTCTCTTTCTTTTTCAAAATCAGCTTGAGAAATTAAACCCTGTTCTAGCCTAGCATCTAAGTTTGCTAGTTCTAGGGTTTTCTGTCTATTAAACCTATCATTTGCTACTTGTAATAAAGCACTAGCTGTTTGTTCTGCTAGAGCTATCTTTTGCCTAGAAAGTTCTTGCTCAAATGCTAGTTCATTATCTAATCTTTTAATCATAGCATTTGACTCTCCTTCTACCCTTGCTTCAGCATCCTCTTCAAACTTAGCATGACTCTCCTGAGATTGTTTATTAAGAGTGTCATACATATCTAACAAAGCATTAGTACCCTCTTTTACATTTTGAAGTTCAAAATCATCATTATCTTCATCTTCTAACTCTTGCAAATCCTTAGTTATGTCTATATTAGACCTCAAAGCATTTCCTTCTTCTTGAAGTAGTTTAATCTTTTTACCTATCCTTTTTAAATCGTCAAAAGTAGTTGCTTTCTTTTGCTCTTCTCTAAGTTCTTTAAGAGCATTAGCGTTTCTTTCTAGCAATCCTACCTCTTCAGTAGATGCTTTATTGTTTTCTTTAAGCAAAGCTGTTAATTCAGCTATTCTTTTAGAGTACTCTTCAGTTTCCGCACTAGTTTCTTTTATAGCCTTCTGTTTTACCCTGTGGTGATGTATCGCTTTTAGAATCGTTTCCCTCTCAAACTCGAAATTAAATTTAATCTGTTCCGCAGACTCTTTGCCAGCTTCTATTTCGGCCTCAATCCTTTTGTCTAGGGTCGCTAGTTTTTCTTGCTCTTGTTTCTCTTTTTCTGCATGAATTTTATTTTGAGCTCTTTGTGATGCGTTCCAGCTAGTATTTCTTTTTTCTATAAAGTCTAGTTCTGTCTGGTACTCATTTATCAATTGTTGTAGTGCTTTTTGTGACAGGCTGTTTCTGGATTCATACCTATTTTGCATGTCACCTAGATTAGATTCTAATTCGTTGTTAAGTTCTTCTACTTCATCACTAGCATTACTAGTAGCATCACCAAACCCCCAAAGTAAAGGTAAAATCATTGTTAAGCCCGATATTAAAAGACCTATTGGATTTGCCTTCATAGCTACGTTTAAGGCCTTCATTCCAAATGATGCTGTTTTAGAGGTTTTTCCAAATGCTTTAATAGCAACTGATGCGGAAATTATAGCCTTTCTACTGGCTTGAAAAATTCTAGTAACGTTAGCACCTATCTTAAAAGCCTTATAGATTATAGTAGCTTGTATTAAAGTCTTAATTAATGTTTTAATTGCTTCAGCATTCCTTTGTATAAATTTAACACCGTCAGTCAATGATTGTATTATACTTCTAAAAACAGTTTCTGACTCTGTACCGCTTAATATTAAACCTTCCCAAGCTGATGTTAATCTTTTAATATCACCATCTAAAGTATCACCCATTATATCAGCCATTTTTTGAGCTGTTCCTTCAGCGTTTTGATAACTCTCGGTTAGCCTTACTATCTCTTCTCGGTTTTCAGCTAATGCGATTAGTGAGCCCTTTGCTTTATCACCTACTAATTCTTTTGCAATCGCTAATTTCTCAGTAGGGTCAATTGCTTTAGATAGTCTTTCTTGAGTTATTTTTAAAGATGTTTGAAAGTCTTTACCTGTTTTAGTGGCCAAATCACTCATTATTTTACGTAACTGAGTACCAGCTAATGAGCCATAAATAGTTCTATCAGCCAATACGCTTAGCGCGCCCGTAGTTTCTTCTAAAGACGTTCCAGTCGTTTTAGCAATAGGCCCGACTAATTTCATGGATTCCTTGAACTTCTCTAAATCTAAACCGGAACTAGAGAAAGATAAGGCCATTACATCAACAATTCGCCCCATTTCGCCAGCTTCAAGCCCAAAAGTACGCATAGTCGACGCTGAAACTAAAGCTGATTCTGAAAGTTCCGAACCAGACGCTAAAGCCAAATCTAAAGTAGCTTTTGTAACCTTTAAAATTTCAGGTGTTGTTAAACCTAATTTAGAGAACTCTTCCTGTAATTGTCCTACTTGTGTGGCTGTAAACTGTGTTGATGAACCTAAGTCTTTAGCAGACTTTGTTAATGCTTTAAATTGGCTATCACTAGCACCTGAAATGGCTTTTACTTTTGCCATTTGTTGTTCAAACTCACGTATTGTATTAATAGCGTTTCTAAAAATTTGAACAGCTTGACTAACTGCAAATAAGCCAGCAAACCCAGCAACAATACTAGTACCTAGTTTTCTAAATGATTTACCTAGCTTTGTAGTAAAGCTATCAACTCCTAACATCTGCTGTCTAGTTGTTAATAACTCTCTTCTATGAGCAGTAAGACTTGTATTTACTCTTGCTATCTGCCTTCCATACTCATTCAAAGATATTGTTCCATTCCTTAAAGCTTTATTTAATTCAGCTCTTCTTAAGGTTAACTTTTTGACTTCTGCCTCTAATTGTGCTAATTTCTTTTTTTGTGCATCAGTCCCCTGTAAATTAACTTTTATTGCTATTACCTTATTTGCCATCTCTTATCTATAAACTGGTTCTATTAATCCTGTTATTGGGTTTTCAATCATCACTTCTATTAATTGTGTGCCATCCTCTACATAAATAGGTTGTAATGTTGGAGGGGTATTGCCGTTATCAGTATCTACACTATTGTTACCACCCCCACTACCATCTATTACTACACTACCTAAATTTTCAAACTTAAATAAACTAACCTTTGTTAATCCATTTTCTACGGGCTTATAATCTATTACACTTTCTATTAAATAATAACCTCTAACATCATAATCATTATCTAAATAAATAAGCTTTCTAAAATCTAGGTTTTCAATATCTGTACTGCTAAGATTAAAATAAGCAATTAACCTTCCCCCCTCTTCAATGTTTTTTAACATCTTAGAATAATATGTAGCAAATAAACCTTTATCTAATGTGCCATCTGTTTTAGTGCCATTGGTAAAGCATAAATTTTGAGGTGTATTTGTGTTGTTATATTGTTCAAATATTGCATAAGGTATATTGCTGGGTGAATTATTGTTAATAACGATTTTTCTAAAATCCCCATTAGGCTGTACTTGAAAAGAAAAATTATAAAAGAAAATTCTAGGGTTATAACTGTTTATTCTTTCATCTGGTATATCATTATCCTGGTTATATTCATTCCAATATTTTAAAGTAGTAAATGCTAAATCACTACTAGGTGCTGCCTCCGTTGATACATGAGCATAACTAGCACTAAATAACTCTAACTGTATTTTTGTAGTTCCTTCAGCAAATCTATCTGGTAATTTATGGGTATACTTTCCATATTTTCTCCTGTTGGTATCTTGCCATCCTTTTAACCATTCATCATTCTTGACATCTTTGTAACTAAATTCAATATTACGCTTATATGAGCTTACGTAATCAATTTCATACTCATTACTAATATCTAACTTGTTAGTCCATTCAATAGCCTCTGTTTCAGGTTTAAAAAATGTATCTCTAGGCTCAAAATATACGGTCTTAGTTTTAATATCAGTCCAATAATAAATGTTGAACATCCTAGTAAAATCATTTAGAACATCTAAAAACTTAATATCATCAGGTATTAATTCATTAAGGCTAAAATCATCATCTTCTTTTATTTGTAAAGTCCTTGATGCTTTAAAAAATGGAGTTTGAGTAACACCACCAATAACAAACTCATCTATATTTATAACAGCATTACCGCTTGTAAAAGCAAATTTATAAGCTTTAAAAGTTAAAATATCATTAGCTTGCATTTTAACCTCAAACTCATTGTTATACACGCTTTCGCTAAAAAATGAATTAAGCTCAAAACTTTCAACCTGTGAACCATTTACTAATACTTGAATATAAAAAAAAGCACCATCTGATGTAAGAGTACCAGAACTAACTTCATGAGGTATATTTAAAGTAATAGTATATGTACCTGTTGAATTTGCTGTATATTCTCCTGTTGTTGTATTATAAACACCGTTTAAATCTTCATTTCCATTAGTAGAATCATTATTAAAAATAATATCCTGTGCAAAAGAATATCCATTTTGATTAACCACTAATGGAGTAGTTCTACTTGCTTTTACTTTTGAATTATTTAATGTTGTTTGTGAGATTGTCATATCACTATTTAAATCACACATCAACTTCTCTATATCAGCTGTATTCAAAAAAGTACTACTAACATTAAACCCTAGCTCATTCATGCACTGGTCTATAATAGATTTCATGTAAAAACAGGGCAAATAATCCTCAACAACAGTATTGTTAAATCCCCCTTTATTACCTCCCCTACTTATATATGGGTATGCATGGTCATTATTTGTGACAGTACCAGCATTATAAGTATTTATAGTGCTTTCTGTATATTCCTGTGCATTATTACGCCACGAAATAGTATTTAATTTTAATTCAGCGGCATCTTTAACCCAATCAATATTATTACCAAAAAATACTAACTCAAAACTATCTAAATCAAAACCGTTATAAACCTTGCTAACTTGCAAAAATCCCTTCTCAACAGGGTTATCATTTACCAATATTATACATGGCTTTCTAAATAATGCATCCCTATAATCCTTTCTACTATTGATATTATCAACACTACTTAACAGGTTAGCGTTATTTTTAGTATTAGGTACTTTAAAAGTCTTAGTATAAGTTCCTGTTCTCTCTTTTAAATTATCCAGATTAACAATACCCTTAGTAATTGCTAAAGGAAAATCATTAAAGTTTGCTAACTCCAAATCACCCTCAACATTATTAGCAGTATCTATTATTCTTATAATTACTTCATTCATGATCTAAGCCCTTTTGTTGGATTCGCTAAACTATAATTCAATACAAACTGGATAGGCATATCCCTCTCATCAGTTTTAAAAAAAGTACCATCTTCTATAATGATAGGAAAATAATTCCCCTCTATTTCAACCCATGCTCGCTTATTAATTAACATATCACTTAACCAATGGTACTCATCTCTTCCTATTGATTTACTGTATGCCGTAAAAGTATTGTTTAGTGTATTCTGCATAACACTAATACCCCTTGCATCACTTGAATATGTTAAGCCTTTAGCCTTCATAAAAGTACCAGCTTCATGATCTAAACTTTCTTGCTTATTTCCTTTAAATGTATAACTATCCCTTTTGCCGTATTTGTTTTGCCAATGTATACGTACATCATGAGTACATGAATCAACTATATCAAACCTTTTTAACTCGCTTACATCTCCAGTACTATTAATAATTCTAACAGTGTAATAAGCAACATTAGTTAAACTAATTCCAGCAGCTATAAGATTAGAAGTACCTACGGGTATAGTTATGTAAGGCTTTAATACTAATCCAGTATAAGCACCATCCCAATCAGTAATATTTATGTAATCGGTATTTAATAAAGAATCTGAAGAATCATAAGTAAGGTATTCAATTTTAAAAGCTAGTGAAGGGTTACCATCACGATATAAAGCACCTAGATATTCACTTTGTGAAAGCTCTATACTTTTAGCACTAGGAGTATCATTTAAAAACTTCTTTGTATTTGCCGTTAATTTGTAATCTGTTACATCAAAAGTACTCTTGCTTATAGTATCTATTGTAGCATTGTAAAAAACCTTATTGTGAGTAAAAGACGCATCAAAACTAGGGTTATTGTCATTATCTGGATTGTAAGCAGTTTCTAAAAGACCAGTACTAGGATTAAGAGTTACTTCATATATTTTAACCTGAACCTGTTTAGTTCCATCTGTATCTAAATCATAAGTACTTAAAGCAGTAGTATAAAGTGTAAAATCTAATTGAGTTTGTAAAGTTTCATCTAATACAAAAGTAAAAGTACTACTAGCTCCACTAGTACCCTTATCAGGCTGTACACTAAATGCACCTATTCTAACACTATTAACTATTACCTCTATAATACAGCTAACTATATCAGCATCATTACTACTCCATTTAGTAATAATTTTATCTTTTCCCATTACCGCATGAGGATAATTCGCATTAGGTTTCTCTGTAAATGTTATTGCCATTAGTTTACTTTATTAAAATCTTTTACCATTGTAGCTATTGCATCATCATAGCCTTTAAATACTTGTTGCTCTAACTCATTATAAACCTCATCTAACTCATTGTTAATAACAAAGTCTATAAAGCCTTTACGCCTACCATTTTTGCTAAACTTAAAACTTCCCTTTGTAGGTATTCCCTCCTTATGAATAGTTTGTTGAATAGCAAAGGCTAAACTCTTAACCTCTTTGTCACCGTTTACAATAGCTTTTCTTTCTATCCAATCTACCAGCACATTAATAGGTACTTTTTTACCTCCAGTTTTTCTACCTTCATTTACATAGATACCGTATTCATCCATTAGAATCTCAATCACTATGCTGTTAGGTACTTCTATAACTCTTTGCTCAAAGCTATTTATCAGTTTTCCAGTAGCCTCATGTCCTTGCTCGATTAACTCCTTTTGTAAAGATGCTATTATTAATTTACCTACTTTGTTAAAATCAACCATTAGTAACTAAATGAACCTAAAGTACAATTACTATCTAATTCAACTGTTATTGTGTATGTGCTTTGTACTAGCTTATCATTGTGAACATCATGAGCTAAGAAACCAGATAAAGCAGTATTATTTACTATACTAAACCCATTAGAGCCATCTATATTCCTTCTCATAACTTCTGCTATGTACTGATCTAAAATATTGTCTATCTCCCCTTGCTTTTGTTGTAGGCTCTTAGTACCTCTTTCAGCACTATTATAATCACCATAACAAAATATGTTTAAAGTAAACTGTTTACCTCTAGGCAAAAAACTATTATTATTTGCACCTCTAACAAAGTTAGGAGTTGAGTTAATTAATATCATTGGATAAGCTTTGTTTTGTAAAGTACCATTAACCCTACTAACCCTATCATATACAAAATAATTAACGGATGCAAAAGCATCTGCAACCGTTTTAAACTCATCTATAATATCTTTAAATACTGCCATAATTATAATATTGCAAAAAAGTCACCTCCGCTAGTATCTACTGAACTTGATAACCCTTTTATCTCTGTTCTATCTAATGTTAAGTTACCGCTTGCACTAGTTGCTCTTACATTAATAGTACCAGCACTATGGCCAGCATTAGCACTAATTGCACCTGTTGCTACCTGTCTATTAACATTATGAGTAGTAAAAGTTCTATTAGTTCCTGTTGGTATCTGTTGAGTAAGAATAACATTTACACAACACGAAGTAGTCATAATTAATGAATCCTCTTCAACTGTTATATCCCCACTATGAGGTGATGCTTGACCTCCTGTTCTTTGTGATGCACCTACGCCACCCGAATCTGTGAAACTTCTAATATGTACACTAACACCATTCCAAACACTAGCACTAAAACTAAGCGTTAATGTATTGCTACCAGTAGGAGGGTTTTCTAAGTAATAGAAAGCCATTTTTTGCCCTAAACCGCCTCTATTAATTTGATACAATTGAGTCATGGCTTCACCTCCATAAGTAGCTCCTGTAAAATTTCTATTATTAGTCATAGAAAGCTGTACTACTATTAAACCATCATCACCAGTATTTTGGGTATGAGTATAGTTTTTAGAACTAGCTCCAGGAGTAGCACTTGAATTAGTTGTATTTCCTTTAGTAGGAGTTGCCATTATAACTGATTTATATTAGTAATTTCAATTAAACTTAAACC